GGACAGCAAATACATGATGGCGATGTAGCTAAGATGGCTTTGGATAGAGGTTATAATGTTGCCGCAAGAGTTCACACATACTTATGGGGTAACCTAATCGGTGTTTAGACCTCTCATATTGATTGGCCTATCAGAGCACATGCTCAAGATGGACAATGACATTATAAGTGAAGCTGTTGTCAAACGTCAAGAATTACGTATGTCAGATGACCTCAACAATACATTGAATGAAGATTCATATTTCCCTCACACCTCAGTTCCAGAATGCAAACGATTGCTTGATGAAGTGAACAAGGTCATTCAGAAAGAAGTTCACCCAGATCTCATAACAGTTAATCAATGGGCACATATATTAGAACCAAATGAGCAGACAATGTTTCATCATCACGGTTCAAAAGAACAGGTAATGCCTGGTATATCATGGGTATACTATCCAGAGGTTCCTAAGAACAGTGGAAATATAGTATGGACATTTGAAGCTAACGCACAACGTATGACAGAAGAAGCAGAACCAAAGGTTGGTAAGTTAATTCTGTTTGGTCAAAATGTACCACACTTCACGAAAAAAAATAACTCAGGTAAACGAAGAATATCTATATCAGGTAATGCTTCATTCAATCCTGAGAACCCACCCCCAAGAGATCCGGGTGCGTTACTCAATTACGTTGGCCTATTCAGAGGTTGACATTTCACCAGTTACAGTGTATAATGATCTGTAACAATAACAAGGAGAATAATGCCTATAAAATTTAAGCCTTCAGCTAAAGAAGTAAACAGACAAACAAAGCAGGTGAACATGGTTCACTATTATATTAAGAGTATGTCTAAGCAGTCTCTATTTGAATATGTAAACGACAATAGAGCTATTCCTAAGAGAAGGGTTAAATGCATTAATGAACTACAGAGACGAGGTATTGAGATAGTATGGAAAAACAAATAAATAAGAAGTTTTCGTCTGGAAAAACTTACACACATTCAACAGGACATAGTTGCGCATTCAGACAATGGCGTGCACAGAGTCATTGTAATCTCATTCACGGATATGCGTTACAATTTGAGTTACAGTTTGGTGGCGAGAAGCTAGACGAACGTAACTGGATTGTAGACTTTGGTGGACTGAAACCTCTCAAGGAATGGCTCAAGCATATGTTTGATCATACCTATCTCATTGCTAGCGACGATCCACAGAAAGGCGTCTTCTATGAGCTAGAGAAGAAGAACCTAGTTGATTTGAGATTAGTAGACTCAGTAGGATGTGAAAGATTTTCTGAGATGGTATTCGATAAAGCTCAAGAAATTATTACAGAATTATACGGGGACAGATGTTGGGTTGAGTCTGTAACTGTTCGTGAACATGAATCCAACTCAGCCACATGCAGGAGAGCATAGATGCCAGATATTGATTATTCAAATAAAATGCCAGGAACTATCTTTAGTTATGATAAAGATTTCTATACTGATGACTTACCTGATCCACAAGTGGATCCAGTATTACCTGGAGCAAGAGTACCTCTAAAGAAAGTAGGTATTGCACCAGTTGATTTACCAGTACGACTTAGAAGTAGAAGTGGTGGTGAGGACAAGACATTACAAACAGAAGCATCATTGTATTGTTCTTTAGATGATCCGATGGCAAAGGGTCTTAACCTATCAAGACTGTATCTCATCATGCATGAGAAGATTAAAGATTCACTATCATTAGATGGTATGGAAGCTGCATTAAAAGAACTTGCAGAAGGGCAAGGAACTAAGAATGCATATGTTAAACTAAGGTTTAAGTATCCAATGTACCAGGAAGCTCTAAGGACTAGAAAGAAAGATAATCCTGATGTCAAGCAAAGAGGACACATTGCATACAAGACTGAGCTAGAAGGACAGTATAGAGAAGGAGCTTATAGATGGTTCTTAACTATTGATTATGTTTATTCATCTACTTGTCCGTGTTCTTTTGAGTTAGCGCACGATGCTAGAGAGAAACGTAATGCAGCAGCCAATGCTCATAGTCAAAGATCAATACTAAAAGTAAAAGTTGCCTTCGATAGGATGTTAGATAACATTGTATGGATTGAAGACTTAGTTGATTTAGCAAGAGAGAACATCCCTACAGAAGTACAGATCGTTGTTAAGAGAAGAGACGAGCAAGCATTTGCAGAACTAAATGGTGCTAACTTATTGTTCTCAGAAGACGCTGTTAGAATTATGCATGGTGCATTGGACGAATGGGTATCGCAAGGTAAGATCAATGACTTCAGCGTTGTTGCATCACATGAAGAATCATTACATCCCTGGAATGCTATTGCAGTATCAACTGGTGGTTATGGAGTGTTAGATTGATGCATAGAGAAACATGGATATACGTAACCTTTCAGCAAGAAGGTATACATAAGTATCCAGCAGCACTTACAGATCCTAAACTTGCTGAAGTATCTTTCTTAGGATATCCTCATAGACATATGTTTCACTTCAAAGTACATCTCGAAGTGTTTCATGACGACAGGGATGTAGAGTTTATATTATTTAAACGTGAACTTCAAGACTTATATCAACATGGTATTATGAACATGGATTATATGAGTTGCGAGATGCTCGCTCAAGAGTTAGCTAAATACATACAGACGAAGTATCCTAACAGACGTTTAAAAATTGATATATCAGAAGATGGTGAAAATGGATGCCTGGTCGAATACGCACAGGAAACCAATGTAAATGAGAAAAGTCAGTAACTATCAGGTCGATTTAGACGAGAAAGAAAGTGTCAAGGACACTGTCGGGAACAACACTATTGTTGTAGCTCGAAAAGATGGTAAGACCATGCAGATTGTTAAGTGTGGTGGTAACTGTAATTTCCTTAGCCCAGGTCAGACATTGAACCAGGGCAACGTTGAGGAACTCAGTGGGAAAGGATGGGAGATTAGATACTCAGATACTATTCCACAGAAGCAAGAAGGACCTAAGTCATCCGGAAAAGCTGGAGTACCTCAAAAAGAATAGACTGTTTTATTATATTATGGAGAACTTATGCGATTTTGTCATATTGCGCCTGTACCGCACTTAGATCTAGTACAACACCAAAGCACCCACTTAACCTTAGCTCACCTTGCTGCAGAAGATACTGCATATTGTGAGTTCTATAAGGAACAGGGTAAAAGACCGAACACGGTAAACATCATGGACAACTCAGGTTTTGAGATGTTCAAGGCAGGAATGCCTAACTTCCCACCAGACGAGTTAGTTGGCTTAGCTAAGAAAGTTGACGCTGACTATATTGTTATACCAGACTATCCAGATATGCCTTCTATGGTAGGTATCGATGACGCTAGACGTTATGCTCCTATCTTTAAATCAGAAGGCTTTGGTACATTCTTTGTACCACAATCTACTAAAGGTGATGTCGAAGACCTCATTTTATCATTCGCATTTGCAGCAAGCAATCCTCTTATCGATTATATCGGCATTAGTATATTAGCTGTACCTCATGCATACAATTGTGAGAAAGGAAATAACCTACAACGATTTATGTGTAGGTGGAAGTTTATGAACGAGCTCAGATCAAGAGGCTTACTACAACTTGCTAAGGACAATGATAAGTTGATCCACTTCTTAGGTATGGTCGATGGGCCAAACGAGATTGCATTGTGTAAAGACTTTGGTATTGACACTTGGGATAGCTCATCAGCAGTGTGGGCAGGCCTGAATGGTCTTGAGTTTGACAACAGTCCAACAGGACTATTTGATGGTAAGTTCGAGAAACACGTTGACTTCCAAGCCAAAGTAGAGGACAATACCCTAGTCCAGTTAGCTAAACATAACATGGATTATATTAACGAACTAGTGAGAGGCATCAATGAAGTATAGATTCAACGAAGATAAGATTTTAAAAGAGATCAGCGATTACGTTGCATCAACTTATTCCTCTCATTATGTAAATGAAAAAGCTGGAACGAAAGACGAAGAGATTCAGACTATTGATGTCTGGAAGCAAATGGGACAGGAGAAGGCAGCCTGTCATTCTAATATAATCAAATACGCTATGCGATATGGTAAGAAGGAAGGATACAATAAGAAAGACCTTATGAAGATCATTCACTATACTATATTGTTATGGCACTTTACACAGGATGAGAAATAATGGAAACAGTATTAGTATGGCCTCAACAGCTTTATGTTGTAGCTCTAGTTCACCTATTACAATTAGGATACTTCAGAGCTCAGCTATTGCAAAGAGGTAACAAGGCTATCGCTCTTACAATATTATTTGGATTCTTTTACACAATACCAACTAAGATTTGGAAGGAAGAAGTTTAATGAGCATGAAGCACATAATGTCACCGCAAGTACCCAACAACTTGCTTACTAACGTACAAGAAGGAGACAGTCAGCCTAATGCTGTTGACCTTAGGGTCGATAAGATGTTTCGTCTTAAAGATGAGACCTTCGTTATAACAGAACAAAAGAAAACACACAGAGGATCCGATGAGATTACTCCGGACGAGAACAATATGTTCTGTCTGGAACCAGGTGTGTATGAAATTATTATGGAGAACATAGTAACAATCCCAGAAGGATATGCTGGATGGGTTATTACTAGGTCTACATTAAACAGAAATGGCTGCCACATTACATCTGGTCTTTATGACTCAGGTTACAATGGTGTGATGGCTGGATTACTTCATGTAGCTCACGGCCCAGCTGCAATTGAAAAGGGCGCGAGAGTGGGTCAATTCTTAATGTTCGAAGCTGAGACTCTATCCATGTATGATGGCGACTATGGTGTTGGCAAAGAGCATGATGCAAAATATACAGGAGAGCAAAGTGGAAATTAGTATTAAGATAGAAGAGTTGCAAAAGCGTAAGCTATTCATTGCAACGCCGATGTACGGTGGGATGTGTGCTGGGATGTATACTAAATCTACCAATGACTTGTCATCTCTTTTGATGCATTATCAAGTGGAAGGAAAGTTCTACTACTTATTCAACGAGTCATTAATCACAAGAGCAAGAAACTATTGTGTCGATGAGTTCATGAGATCAGATTGTACGCATATGATCTTTATTGATGCTGACATATCATTCAACCCTAACGATGTTATTACTATGATGGCTATGATGGATCCAGATGATCCAGAATGCCAGTATGATATCTTATGTGCTCCTTATCCTAAGAAATGTATTTCATGGGAGAAGATTGTTCACGGTGTAAACCAAGGTGTGGCTGATGAAGACCCTGAGATCTTATCTAAGTTCGTAGGTGACTATGTATTCAACCCAGCTGATGGTGGCAACGAGATGAACCTTACAGAGCCTTGTGAGGTGTTAGAAGGCGGTACTGGTTTCATGATGTTCACTAAGCCTGGTCTACAAAAATATGCAGACGCATATCCACATCTAAGCTACAAGCCGGATCACGTCCGTACAGCTAACTTTGATGGCAGTAGAGAGATTCTAGCTTACTTCGATGCACTTATAGACGATAAGGCTTCTAACATCAACAATGAGATAGAAGTATTCTTCGAGAAGAATCCTAAGGCAACGCCAGATGAAGTTAAAGCATTTATTGCAGACAAGCAATCATCGTTGACTCAGGACAAAGATTATTCAAATAGATACCTGTCAGAAGATTATATGTTCTGCCAGTGGGCTAGAAGAATAGGATTAAAAGTCTGGTTATGTCCTTGGATGGAACTCCAGCACATGGGTAGTATGGTATTTGGTGGATCACTCAAAGATCTAGCATCTATCGGAGCTCCTGCAACTGCCGATCCTTCACAGGTAGGCAAAAACAAAAGTATGTAACCGGAAATATTATTATGAAATTAAGTGAAAATACAGTAAGCGTCTTAAAGTCGTTTGCAGTGATAAACCAAGGAATCGAATTCAAAGAAGGGTCAACTATACAGACCATCTCTCCGCAAAAGTCTATTATGGCTAAAGCGGTTGTGGATGATCAGTTTCCCGCTCAAGGATGTTTCTATGAATTGAATAGATTCTTAGGTGTTCTTACATTATTTGATGACCCACAACTAAACTTCTCAGAGAAGTTTGTAACAGTAAGTGACTCTAAGAGGTCAGTGAACTATACGTTTGCGGATCCGCAGATGATCGTTACTCCACCTGAGAAAGAAATACAATTACCAGCAATCGATGCTGCTATGACTATCAAGTGGGAAGATCTCAGCAACACTCTCAAGGCAGCAAGTGTCATGGGATTACCTGAGGTAGCTATTGGATCTGACGGCAACGTCATTAACTTAGAAGCTATCAGCTCTAAGAATCCTACAGCTGACAAGTACAGTAATGTTATTGACAGTAATAATAGTGGTAAAGTGTTCCAAGCAATCTTTAAGATTGAGAACATTAAGGTTATGAATTTTGATTATAACGTAGAGATATCTTCTAAAGGCATTGCCAAATTTGTATCAGCTAACGACACAGGTCCTAAGTTGACATATTGGATAGCAACAGAAGGCCACTCTACATTTGAATAGGGCTACATTATGTTAGAAGAATTTCTATGGGTCGAGAAATATAGACCGAAGAATCTACAGGATGTAATCTTACCAGACGACACCAAGCAGATCTTTCAACAGTTTGTAGATCAGGGTAACATCCCTAATCTATTGTTGACTGGATCCGCTGGCGTTGGTAAGACTACAGTGGCTAAGGCTATGCTGGAGATGATGGGGGCAGACTATATTGTAGTCAATGGATCCTTGTCAGGGAATATAGATACTCTTCGAACTGATATCATGAACTTTGCTACCACTGTTTCATTTAGTGAAGGTAGGAAGTATGTAATATTAGATGAGGCAGACTATCTCAATCCACAATCAACACAACCAGCTCTCCGTAACTTTATGGAAGAGTATAGTAAGAACTGTGGGTTCATCCTAACTGGTAACTTTAAGAATAAGATCATCCCACCTCTACAATCCAGATGTAGTGTGATTGACTTTACGTTCCCTAAGAAAGACGCTCCTAAGTTAGCTGGTGCATTCTTTAAACGCACCTGCGAGATCTTAGAAGCTGAGAACGTACCATATGAGAAGGCAGTTGTAGGTGAGATACTACAAAAGCATTATCCAGATTGGAGACGAGTACTCAATGAGTTGCAGAAGTATAGTGCAACAGGTAGAATAGATACAGGCATCTTAGCTAATGCGACAGAGGAATCCTTTGCAATATTAATTAAGTATTTGAAAGAGAAGAACTTCACAGCTATGCGCAAGTGGGTGGGTCAGAATGTTGATTCGGATCCTACTGCATTGATGAGAAAGTTATATGACACTGCAACAGAAAAGGTATCAGCTCAATCAGTGCCACAGCTAGTTCTTCATATAGCAGAGTACCAATACAAGTCAGCATTTGTTGGAGACCAAGAAGTTAATCTTGTTGCATTTCTTACTCAGGTAATGGCAGATGTTGAATTTAAATAAGCTATGGAACATATGGAAGCATGCGCTTGGATCCTACAGTGAAGAGGATGGATACGATCCATCCAATGACGACACTGTAGCATACATCCGTACGTTTATAGTAGGACTGAATATGTTATGTGGTTTTATGATTATAGCAAACATTATTGTTGGATGGTATAATTTATGAAACCTTTTGACTTTATAAACAGCATCAACTTCACTAAAAAGAATATGATGCGCAACACAGAGAATGATGACCTCGCAGAGAAGTCATACATTCCATACATTACTAACCGTACATTATCTTACTTCACTGATACGTTATTGTATGCTAATGAGATGAACCGTTACTCTACCTCATTAGACAATAAACTGCAATACGAGTTTTTACTAAATAGTATTAGACCGAAGAAAAGGTTCGCTAAATGGAGCAAACCTGAGCAAGATAATGATTTGGAAGTTATACGTGAGTTTTATAATTATTCTATTCCAAAAGCTCGTCAAGCATTATCCTGCCTAACTAACGAACAGATACAAGCTATCAAAAATACGATGGCCATAGGTGTAACGGATAATGAACACAATTGATAACATGATAGAAGTCACGCTGAAAGCAGCGGATGACTTCCTAAAGGTCAGAGAGACCTTAACCAGGGTTGGTGTCGCTTCTAAAAAAAGTGATACATTGTTCCAGTCTTGCCACATACTTCACAAGCAAGGGAAGTATTATATCACCCACTTTAAAGAACTGTTTGCTCTCGATGGAAAGCCAACTGACTTTACTGATGATGATAAAGCAAGAAGGAACACAATAGCTAACTTATTAGCAGAGTGGGGACTAGTTGAACTAGTCGTTGTTGAGAAATCAGCTGAGCCTACTGCGCCTCTAAGTCAGATAAAAGTGATCCCATACCAGCAAAAAGCTGATTGGGAATTGGTAACAAAATATAATATAGGAAAGAAGAGGTAATTATGTCAGAACAAAATCAAGTAATAGACGGACAAGCGGAAGAGGTTCAAGAGCCACCTAAGGTTGTCTTAAATGATGTCGAGTATCAAGTAGCAGATATGACTGAAGAAGGTCAATATCTATACGCTCAATGCTCAGATCTAAATACGAAAAAAACTGATGCAGAGAAATCTATCTTTGAAGCCCAGTTCAATGCTGATCAAATAGCAATGGCACTGAATGGCATGCAAGAAAGACTAGCTAAGTTATTAGAAGCTCCAGCAGAAGAATCTGTTGAAGAAGCTAATTCAGCACCAGTAGCAAACACGTAAGGCCGACCTGGAGGTACCAGGAAACACACACACAGGAGACTATTATGTCAGCAGGAAAATCAGGGTACGAAATACGTGCCGATTTACTTCAGCAGGCTGAGAGCTTACTCACTGGAAATATATACAGATCGAATGATGCCGTTGTACAACACAACGACAACTTTCCAAATGACAAGAAATCAATGTCAGATCAGTTCGTTTCTACTGAAGAAGTTATCTCAACTGCACGAATGTTAAACGACTTCGTCAACGAGAAGTAATGATAAAAGGACTTTTCTGTTGAAATATACGGAAAAGTCCCCATATATTATGTAAGGTATTATAAATACCACTGTAGTGCTCATTAGAGGCTACATATATTAATCTTCGCTTAATCCAAAGGAGGAAATAGATATGACAATCTACGAAGAACCATTCGGTCATTTTAGACCATTTAGTGTCGGTTTCGATGAAATGTTCAAGAAACTAGACGCAATCCACAATCAGCCTAACGGCAATTACCCACCTTATAACATTGTTAAAAAGGATGAGGACAATTACGTTATTGAAATTGCAGTAGCAGGATTCGAAAAGAAAGACTTTAAAATCTCTCTTGAAAAATCTAGCCTACTTGTAAAAGCTGATAAAGCAAAAACAATCGACAAGGAGTTCCTACACCAAGGAATTGCTGGCCGTTCGTTTCAAAGAACTTTCGCATTAGCAGAGCATGTTTCAGTGAAAGGCGCAGAATACATCAACGGTATTCTCTCAATCAGTCTTCTAAGGGAAATCCCAGAAGAAGATAAGCCGGTTGAATTTAAAGTAAAATAGTTGACTTTTGAAGTTGATTTATGTATAATGTGATCTGTCGGGTAGTTCAATCTACCCGGCATCTTTTTAATTCCATAAATAAATGGAATACCAACAACGGAGGATCCATGGATCTTAACAAATTACGCGAACAATTAACCATAGACGAGGGCAAGGTACTTGAAGTTTATCATGACCATCTTGGTCTGCCTACTATTGGCATCGGTCATCTTATCCTTGATTCTGATGAAGAAAGTGGATCGCCTTTGGGCACAGCTATCACAGAAGAGAGATGTGTAGAGTTGTTTGAACACGATGTACAGTCAGTTCTATCTGATTGTGCAATACTACATCCTGCTTGGGATGGATATCCTGAAGAAGTGAAGCAAGTAGTAGCTAACATGATGTTCAACATGGGACGTACTCGTCTTACTAAATTCAGAAAGCATGTTGCAGCTCTTCAATCAGGTGATTGGAAAACAGCAGCAGTCGAAGGCAGAGACAGTAAATGGTATCGTCAAGTAACAGTTCGAGCTGAAAGGCTTATGGAGAGATTAGAGAATGTCTAAAGTGAAAGACGAGCTAGGTCTTCTCGACGCTCTATCAAAAAAGTATGAAGGCGACATTGCAATGGCACAGGCCAACATCAAAGTATATATGGCAAACCCAGCTGGTATTGGAGAACATCCAGACGTAGTTGGTGCTATTGATATGGAGATTGAGAAAATGGCTAATGCTGAAGAAAAATTGCAGGCAGTAAAAGGCCTCTTTGGTGTTGAAATCACACCAACATTATTAAACGGATAAATTATGCTCAAGTGGCTCAACGGTGACGTTGGATCCAAAGGCAGGATAGGTATAACGTGTGGTTGTTTTGATCTGCTTCATGCAGGTCATGCTACCATGTTAGCAGAAGCTAAACAACACTGTGATTATCTGATCGTAGCCTTACAAGATGATCCATCAGTAGACCGTCCAGAAAAAAACAAACCCATTCAATCTATATTTGAAAGACAATTGCAATTGTCGGCAATACGTTTTGTCGATGATATTGTGATATATAACACTGAGAGTGATTTGCTTGACGTGTTGAAGTCACTCCCAATAGATATACGAATTATTGGATCAGATTATATCGATAGAGACTTTACTGGTAAACAATACTGTGTTGACAATGAGATAGATATCGTGTATAATAGTCGGGACCATTCATTCAGTACCTCGGATCTTAGGAAACGAGTTATATTATCGAGACACGACGACTAATGCCAGAATTTACAGACAAACACTACAGACCTCTACCACCTTGCGTACAAGTGCGTAAAAGTAATAATGATGGCAATGGACTGTTTACTGTAGAAGATATACCAGGTGGATCTCGTCTAGGTATTACGCATCTAATACTTGATAGTAAACTGACTGAGGAAGTTGGATCAGATACAATACGTACGCCACTAGGTGGATTCCTTAATCACTCCGACACACCTAATGGTGTACTAATAACCAAGGGGTCTATGCGAATACTTTATACTGTTGTACCACTACCAAAGGATACAGAAATCACAATCTATTATACCATAGGATATCAAGATATTATCCCCAACTATGGTGGACCAAAAAGCTGGATGCATACATGAGTTGTTATACAAACATATACACACACGGCAATCAGATCCTTGAGAGATATATTGAGGATGGTGAACGTAAAATGCGTAAGGTTCCATACGAGCCTACACTTTATGTAAACTCCAATAAGCAGACTGCATACAAAACTATTCATGGCAAACAAGTAGAACCAAGAAACTTTGATTCTATACGTGATGCTAGAAACTTCATTCAAAGTCATGGACAGGTATCTAACTCACCTGTGTATGGAATGCAACAATTCGCATATGCATATATCAACGAGGCATACCCTACCAGATCTTTTGATATGTCAGAAATGAATGTTCTTAACTTTGATATTGAGACAGTTTCAGATGATGGCTTCCCTAACATTGCTGAAGCTAATAAAGAAATATTGTCAGTAGCTATACGTCAAGGTGACAGATCTATTGTTATGGCTTCACCTGGCAGTGGACCATATGTTCCTGGAGAAGGTATTGAGTTTATTGAATGCAGGAATGAAATAGATTTACTGTATAAGTTTATTGATGTGTGGGTGGCTTTGGATCCAGATATTGTTACTGGATGGAATATAGAGCTGTTTGACATACCTTACATATGTAATAGGATCCGCAACAAGTTATCATTAGATGCATTGAAGAGATTGTCTCCTTGGGGCATGGTTAATGATAGATTAATTCCTACACCACAATCAAGAGCTGCAGAAGAGCAAGGTGGGAGAGCAGAACCTAATGCTAAGGATATCATTGGAGTTACTATACTGGACTACCTATCATTGTATAGGAAGTTTACATACTCTCAGCAAGAGAGTTACTCATTAGATAATATTGGATTTGTAGAGCTCGGAGAGAAGAAGCTAGACTACTCTGAGTATGAATCACTTAACGAATTATACAAACAAAACTATCAGAAGTTCTTAGACTATAATATTAAAGATGTTCTGCTAGTAGAAAGAATCGATGATAAGATGAAACTTATCGAGCAAGCATGTACGATTGCTATGGATGCTGGTGTCAATATTATTGACGCACTTACATCTGTACGTATGTGGGATGTTATTATACACAACTTCCTAATGCAAAAGAATATAGTTGTACCACCTAAGGTTGTGGGCGACAAAGAGAATAAAGTAGAAGGTGCCTATGTTAAGGATCCACAAGTTGGAATGCATAACTGGGTTGTATCGTTTGACTTGAACTCTCTATATCCTCATTTGATTATGCAATACAACATATCACCTGAAACATTCGTAAGAGATGTTGGGTTCAAACCTAATATTGATGACATCATTGAGGGTCTATATAATGATCCAGATATGAGAAAGTATATGGATGAGCACAATGTAACTACTTGTGGATCTGGTGCCATGTATACTAAGAACACTCAAGGCTTCCTTCCTAAGCTAATGGAGAATATGTATAACGAACGTGTTGTATGGAAGAAGCGAATGATCGAGGCTAAGAAGAAGTATGAGAAAGAACCTACTAATGACCTTACAAAAGAGATTGCCCGTTGCAACAATATGCAAATGGCAAAGAAGATTCAGCTTAACTCTGCTTATGGCGCTCTTGGTAATCAATACTTTAGGTTTTTTGATACCAAGTATGCAGAATCTATAACACTAAGCGGACAGCTCTCCATCAAATGGATGGAAAAGCACATCAATGTATATCTTAACAAAACACTTAAAACAGAGGACGTAGACTATGTACTTGCAGTTGATACAGATTCGTTATACATCACTCTTGACGGGCTGGTTAGTGAAGTTATGCCAGACGAGACAGATACTGTCAAGGTCATCAACTTCCTGGACAAGGTCTGTAATGATGTTCTTGAACCGTATATTGATAAAAGTTATAAGCAGCTTGGCAAGTATGTAAATGCTTACGAGCAGAAGATGGTAATGAAACGAGAGAACATAGCCGACAAAGGTATATGGACTGGTAAGAAACATTACATCTTGAATGTGTATGACAACGAAGGGGTTCGTTATAATGAACCGCAGTTGAAGATGATGGGCATTGAAGCTGTTCGATCTTCCACACCATCCTCATGTAGGATAAACATTAAAGCTGCCTTGAAAGTTATCATGCAGCAAGGTGAAGAGCCATTAAGAGAGTTTGTAGATAACTTTGAGAAAGAGTTTATGTCATTACCATATGAAGAAGTAGCCTTTCCAAGAGGATGTAGAAACCTAGTTAAGTATTCCGATGCAGCTCAGTTATTTAAGAAAGGAACGCCTATTGCTGTACGAGGTGCATTGGTATACAATGACCTGCTCAGACAAAAAGGTTTAGATAAGAAGATCACAATGATAGCTGAAGGAGAGAAAGTTAAGTTCTGTTATATGAAACTACCTAATCCTACACGTCAGAATGTTATATCAGTTCCAGCATCGTTAGATCGTAGATTAGGATTGCATCAATACATTGATTATGATAAGCAATTCGACAAAGGGTTCAAAGAACCTATCCGTACTATTTGTAATGCAATTGGTTGGCAACTGGATAAACAATACACGCTTGATCAGTTTTTCGGGTAGATCAGCACTATAAATACTCTGCGAGGTAAAAATATGAACAAGAATAACATAGACTTATCATCATTTGATTTTGGATTCTCAGCTGTAGACGAGCAAGAACTTGATGCAGTAACAGCAGTCCGTAAGGAAGTCAGCGCAACATCTGATACAGCTCAAATGTGGGAAGCACAAGCAGATGAGTGGAAAGATAAAGCAAACGGATTATACTCAGCTATAATACCATTGCTAGAAAACCTATCCCAAAACGAAGACAAAGAATACATATACTGGCCCAACAGATCTCTCAAGATTGACCAGTTCAAACTGAAGCTACAACAACTCCTGAATGATTAACTATCTTGCATTCGCCACTTCATTGTTGGTTGCTGGGGTTGCCGCTTGGTTTTCAGTTATTGGATTAGCCACTATCTTCTCTGGATCCTGGTGGCCTGTGATAATCATGGGTGGTGTATTAGAGATAGGTAAATTAGTTACAGCTGCATTCCTACACATAAATTGGAATAAGATTAATGTACTGATGAAGTCATATCTTTGTACAGCAGTACTTGTCCTAATGTTGATTACCTCACTAGGCATCTTTGGCTTCTTAGCTAAAGCTAACATTGAACAAAACCTTCAGGGTGACTCATATACATTAGAAATGTCTATCATAGACAAAAGAATATCAGCTAAAGAATCACAACTAAAAAGATTAGAAGATAGAACAGCAAATCTCGATAACATTATTGACACTGCTAGACCAGAAGACAGAAACTATATTGATGGAAGACAGAAAGAAGAGCGCAGCCAAATTGCATTAGCTGTTGACCCAATAGTGGATGATATAGTACAATTGAATAATGATAAGCTACCTCTCCAAAGATTACAATTGGAGCAGGATGGTGAGATCGGACCAATCAAGTATGTAGCAGAAATGATATATGGTGAGAATGCATTAGATAAGATAGACAATGCAGCCAGAATTCTTATACTGTTTATTATCTTTGCATTCGATCCACTAGCAGTCTTGTTATTGGTAGCATCCCTGGGGTTAATCGCAAGGAAACCTGATCTGCCGGTCGATAATGATGGTAACATCACAATTGCAGCAGAGAACATAGATACATCCTTTAACCCGGTTAGAGACGCTCAGAGAAAGTTAAAACGTAAGTATTTCCCAAAAGAATAAGAGTAAACAATTTATTATGTGCAGTATTGATGGATACACAGGCGAAACGCCTTTTACAATAGAACAGTATGGAAGTCTGAATGCTAATCGAGGTCCAGACGGCACTAACTACTACAAGTCACCTCAAATATCAATGGCTCATTCGTTATTAGCCATACAACCAAATGAATCACACATCACTCAACCAGTAGTCAATGAGCTGACTGGTAATGTATTAGCATATAACGGTGAAATCTTTGGTATGCCAAATGTGTTTGATACTAAGTATGTTATGGACTTGATGGACAATGGTGAGCTGGGCACGCTAGCTAACAAGACCAACGGTATGTGGGCCATTGCATATTATAATAGATCAGAAGAGACGCTAACATTAATACGTGATCACTTTGGTGTCAAGCCATTATATTATATGGAACTTGGTGATCAATTGTTTTTTTCATCCACACCTAAACCATTACTAGCCGCATTAAATTATAAGAACTTTCAGATACATGCTAATAACCATGGTAAGTTTATATGGGAAAATAATGATAGGTTCATGTATGGTAAACGAACTCCAATCAATCATATAAAAAGACTAGCACCTGGTGAGATGAGAGTGTGGTGTCTTAAAAATAAGAGATGGAAACTTGATGGTTCATTGTTTCAGAATGAGCATTTTACATTAGCACCCAACTATAGTTATGATGCAGACGAGTTTAAAGAGTTAGCAGTTAAGAGTATTGGTGAGGTATGTTATGCACCAGGGATCAAATCAACCATAGCCCTCAGTGGAGGCCTGGATTCAAGTCTTATTGCTGGCGTATGTGCTTCACTGAACATTCCAGTAACAGCCACATCAACAAGTTTCAAGAAAAATAATGCTGATCATGTATCAGTCAATGATGGAATGTTTACAGAAGCACCGATGGCAAGAAAGACAGCAAAGCATCATGGCATGAAGTTTCATACATCATACTACCACGAAGACCATAACTTGAGAAACGAGTCTATTGATGCATTGACTGTTCCTATGTGGGATAGAAATAGAATTGATCCAAGATATTTTAATATAAAGATGGCTAAAAAGAATAAAGCTAAAATTTATATCACAGGTGATTGTGCAGATGAATTGTTCACTGGGTACAATGGAGACAATGAAATATTCCACAATCCAAATGCTGCACAAGTTGATAGAGCAGATTATGCAGAACTAATAAAAACTAATGAGAAGTGGAAGCATTTATCAGAAGTAGTTAAGCCAGAGTTCCTTGGATATGACGCTATGAACAACAAGAGATTCATGCGTCTAATTTGTCATGGGGATGGCTTTGCCACAACTACTGATCACATAGCTGGTTCTTTTGGTATGGAAAGCAGACTACCATTCCTTCATCAAGAACTGGCACGATATGCATTAAGAATCCCAAGTGCATTCAAACTTATAGGCAATGATCACAACTTTGGCGGATACAAATATCTAATCCGAGATGTGTTGGCTGAGTATCTTCCAGATCATGTGAGAGAACGACAGACTAAAATAGGATTTGCAGCACCGTGGGACGCAAGAGATCACGAGCTCAACATTAAGATAGGTCAGACTGACTTCGACGACTATATTGAATGGGCAAACAATATACAATTCCCAGTTGACATTTAAGATAACATTGCGTATAATAGTGCTACTAAGACAGGAGTGAATATGAGTAATTTTTTTAAGAATTTTGTAGAGGACCTCAAAGACGAGGATACCTCAATTGTGGCAGATGGTTTATCTGCTGGAGAGTTTAGCGGAACCGTTGATTCGGGGTCGTATATTTTAAACGCTTTGTTAAGTGGATCCATCTATGGTGGTATACCAAACAACAAAGTAACCGCTTTTGCTGGAGAGTCTGCTACAGGCAAGACTTTCTTTGTTTTGGGTGCTGTTAAGGCATTCCTAGACGCTGATCCAACTGCTGGTGTCATGTATTTTGATACTGAAGCTGCGGTGACTAAAGAGATGATGGAAGACAGAGGAATTGATACAACACGAGTCATTGTTTCAGAACCTCAGACTATCCAGCAATTCCGACATAATGCATTGAGAGCAATCGATATGTATGATAAGACACCGAAGGAGAAACGACCTCCTTTTATGTTTGTGTTAGATAGTTTAGGACTACTATCAACTACTAAAGAACTAGAAGACATTACTGAAGGCAAAGAGACTAGAGATATGACTAAGGCTCAGGTCATCAAAGCAGCGTTCAGAGTACTTACATTGAAGCTAGCTAAGGCAGGTATTCCAATGTTAGTAACCAACCACGTATACGAAGTCATAGGCTCGTATATCCCTCAAAAAGAGATGGGTGGTGGTACAGGACTCAAGTATGCAGCATCAACAATTGTATACTTAGGTAAGAAGAAAGAACGTGATGCAACTACAAAGGAGATCACAGGGATCATTGTTAAAGCATCTATGTTCAAGTCAAGATTGTCTAAAGAGAACTCAAAGGCTGAGATACTATTAAGCTACACGGGTGGTCTTGATAGGTACTATGGCTTATTAGACTTAGGTATCAAATATGGATTATTCAGCAAGGAAGGTACACGTGTAGTGACTCCTCAGGGTAAGAAAGTATTTGCAAAACATATAAACCAGAACCCTGAAGAATATTTCACACCTGAGATATTAGATCAACTGGATGGGTTCGCAAAACAGGAGTATAGTTATGGAACAACCGGACCCGAAATGGCATCTGAGGATATCGATACTGAAGAGCATGCTTAGGATTGGAGCAGGTGGTTACCTTATGATTGGTAATGTTATTGTTGCTGGATTTTTATTAGTCGCAGCAGAAATTTTAGGGATTGCAGAAGAATTAGTATGATCGAACAGAATATATTACATGGATTAATCAATGACGAAGAATATACTCGTCAGATCCTTCCTTTTATTAAGGAGGAATACTTTAACGACTTGAGTCACAAGGTAGTATACAAATTAGTTCGCGAATATTTTGAGAAGTACAACACTGTACCAAATAAAGAAGCTATACGAATTGAGTTAAGCAATGTCGGTAATGTCGATCAAGGCACTATTGATACTGCATTGCAATTCATAGAAGTGGATCCACAACCAGTACATGAACAATGGTTGCTGGATGAGACGGAGAAGTTCTGTCAGGACAAAGCTGTATACAATGCTATCATGAGTAGTATTGATATACTTGAGAACAAACCTGACAACAAAGGTCAGCTTCCTACCTTACTACAGGAAGCACTACAAGTATCTTTTGATAACTCAGTAGGTCATGACTTCATTGATGACGCTGAAGAGAGATA